GACCAGATGCCGCATTCGCTATAACAGAATCTTGCGGAAGAGGCGAGGTTGCTCCGGTAGCTCCGCCAGATGTTGCAGACCAAGCTGAGGTAGAAGAAAAATCTTTATTAACTCCACCCAAAACAAGATAACGAGTTACAGCAGGGGTAAAAGTAATCCCTGTGTTCCCACCCATATCTCCTACAGACGTTCCGCCAACGGGTGAAGAAAAAACTAAAGATATATCAAGAAAGCTTACATAACTTAAAGCTCTAGAGCCTGTTCCTGTAAGAGTAAAAGTTCTCGGCGTTCTCGCGGTGTTAGACAGCACCAAAAGTCGGCTCGTTGCAGTGCCAATTAAAGAAAAAGCTCCGGCAGTAACACTTACATTATCATCAAGTCTTAAATATGAATTGTTTGTTACTGCATTTTTTGTGAGGCCGTTTGAAAAAGTCACACTACCCAAAATCGCTGCACCAACTCCATTTATAACTAGAGTCCTAAAAGTGAGTGGGCTAAAAGAATCTACATTAAAATTGCAGTAATTTGTGTTTGTGGTGGATGTTGAGCCAATTGTTATTGTTGAAGTACCAGCAGTAAGAGTGCCACCAAAAAAATTAAATATCAGCGAAGCAAGGCTATCTGGTGTTTCTGACGCAGACGTTCCTATGTTTATTGCTGATGCACCAAACGCAATTGGCAAAGATCCGGTTGCCTCGAAAAAAGTATCAATCCCACCATGATATTGCGTTGTCAATATTACAGTTTGACCATTCGTATTAAACGGAGCGTCGCCAATATATAAGCTTTGCGCGGTAAGCGCACTCGATAGAGTAAATGAAGTTGCTCCCGTAAAAAATGGATCAACTTTTATATCTTTAAATTTCACAGCATTTGTTGCAATAGTAATTGCACCAGTTTCTGCGGCAAGAAGTAAATTAACGGGGGATGATGTGCTTATTGTGGTGGCAGCATTAATTGAAACTGAACCATATGCCTCAATTTCCCCATCAAGTAACTCCCCCTCGAATGTGCATCTACCGGCTGTTGAAATGCTTACAGTAAAGTTTTTGCATTGGGCGACAAAACTTGTTTTAACAATAAAATTTATTGACCCTGAATTTGCGTCAAAAACTACATCGTCAGTATCTGACGGGGCGGCTGCAACAGGCGTTCCTGCGCCCATAGGCTCATTTGTATAAACGCCAGTAAAATCCAAAACCCAACTTGTTCCAGAGCCAGAAACAATTGTTCCGATTAGCTCTCCAGTGCTTTGTCTTCTTACTTGTTTTCCAATAGCTAAAGCGGATCCAGCAACACCAGAAACAGTGAGCGTTGTTGTGCCGGTCATCGTCCCAAGAAATGTTGTTCCTGAAACGGTAGACCAGTTGTCCGTGGAAGAAAGATCCCAAGAACTATAGCTATTCCCACCATACCAAAAGTGAGCCATTTACTGCCCCTGTTCCATTTGCTTCATTACGTTAAGCCACTCAGAATATTCAAGCTCCTGCTTATTTCGTATATCTTCCATGTTTATTTTAGAAAACTCTTCAACCGTATACTCATAAGTGCTTTGATACGGGTACACAGAGTCCTCAACACTCCAATTGAAGAAAACTTTATTGGTTATTTTCATGTTCTCTTTACCTTCAAAGAAAGCGTAACGCGGGTAATTAATGACGCAGAATCAACATTGAACCGCAGAGTATCTCCAGCCGCAATTGTTGTAGTCCAACCAGTAAGAGTTGAACTTTGCCCTTTTATCCCTGAGCTTATAGTCGGCTTGGCTGAGCCAGTAATTGTGTCAGCAACTGTAGGCGGGTAGTTTGCATATGTGTCCTTCCATATATCAACCACTATGTCGCCTGTTTGATCTGCGAGCAAAGTCCATTCAGTGATTGTGCATGGGAATGGAATTGTAAGGTCGCCAGCAACACCAGATGCGATTGTTAATTGGCCGCCAGAAATCAAAAATGTTACAGAAAGGAATTGATCAGACCACGTTGGCGCTGCGTTGCCATTGGAAGTGAGTAACTGACCTTGTGTGCCGTAATTTGCTGCGCCAGCAATAGCCAAAGCGCCAGCCGGAGTAATGCGAAGACGCTCTGTTGGTGATGCGGCGCCATCTGCGGTTGTCCCAAAAACCAAGCTGGTTGGCATATCATTTAAGCCGGGAGTGCCATCAACAAACGCCTCAATCTGAGCGCCAGTTAAAAATTGAGTCCCGTCACTTGCTCGGAACCCAACAGCACCAATAGAGTCGCCCGACTGGACAATTGTTTGGGTTCCTATGGTTCCGCTTCTTGACTTATTTAAAACCACAGCCGGGCCACTTGCGTCGGAAGAAAATCTAATTGTGTGCGCTCTAGTGGTGCTGTCGCCATCCCCGACAACTTCAAACGACCCTGTTGCCACACTGTTTGTGTAGCCGACGATTAGCTCGCCAGTGGATTTAATAACAACGGGAGTGCTATCTGGGTTGGCACTGTCTTCAACAAGCAATGAATTACCAGATCCCGTATTGGTGATCCGCATGGCATTACCAGAACCTGAACTGGTCAGGACGATGCCCTCTCCATTTCCGCTGTTTGTAAGGTCTATGCCACCACCATTACCGCTTTGGGTAACGGTGACCGCTGGGTTCGCGTTGTCTGTGACAATGATGGTTACAGGCTCAATGTAATCAGAGCCAGACGAGATCAGAACAACATTGTTGCCCGAATCTAATGTATACAGCCGCCTGTCGGTGACGTTGACCGCCAACTCGCCTTTGACTAGCTGACCGGGTGACGGGACAACCCCGGCAGAGTCATTATTCTTTGTAACAATTGTAGTTGCCATTTAAGCCTCCAAAGGCGCATCAGGGCGCGTGAACGGAAGCGTGATGTTTTCCGTCTGTCTAGCAGGTAGTCGATATGGGTCAAGGTCGTCCAGATCCTCGCGGCAGACCCGCAGGCCGGGGCTATTCGGATCGGCGTACAAGTCCGCAATCGACATCTTGCGCCTGCATCGATCACATACCCCGATGCCATAGGTTGATTTACCCGTTGGGTCGTACCAGATACTCATCGTGTATACACCGCAATGTTGGGAGTGAAATAAATTGGCGAGTTGTCTCGTTCCTCGATCTCCGCCTCGTTGAGCGCCCGCATCGCTTTCTGATCAAGCACAGGCAGCATACTTGGGTCTACTTGCGGCAATTCCTCGGCCAGACGCGCGGCAAGCTGGTACACAATCGCCTCAAACCAACGCTGCGGAACCTCAATTTCCTGCGTCAGAGAGCCTACATCCATGATGTACCGCTTCACATAGGTCACCACCTGCCCAAGCGCCTGAGCTTGATTGGGGACAGGCCAGACGTACATCACAGGCTCGTTCAGGGTACGATCAAGCCAGAACTGGAGCGGCTTACCAGCGAATGTTTTATCTGGCAGGTTCGAGTAGCTGTCGCGGTTCAGGCGGGCCATGACGATCTCGTTCGGGGTGTTGCCGACCAGAACATCGTCCTGATCCAGCAGGCCGCCGGGGGCGATCACGCGGAAATAACGCATAGCCATGCTGCCATCGATGTCAGTCCAAGTCCATTCGCCCGCTGTCTGGCCGGGATCAGAGACGCTTTTGACGGTCGTCCAGACCACACCGTCCGGGCTGGTCTGAAGGTTGTATGCGACCGATGCGCCCAGCCAGTGAACGCCTACCGTGGTGACGATCTCAGACGTTCCCAGATCGAATGTGACCCGATCCACGAGAACGGTCTCTGTGGCTGGGGTCAGGTATTGGATGGTGCGGTAATTGGTGTTGAGGAGGTCAACGATGCCATTGCCGACAGGAACCGCCGCCTCGTTCTCGTAGAGTGGGAGGATCAGCTTCTCGATGCACCAAAGCTGAAGCCCTCGGTTGGCGAGCATGGACAGGATCAGGTACAGCGTCTCCTGTGCCGCAGTCATCTGCTCACCACCCACCCCCTCGGGGGGCAGGCGGCATTTACGGAACGCATGGTCAATAACCTTGCGCGTGTTGAACACCGTCATCGAAACTTGTCCAGAAACTGCCACTTTGTATCTCCTATAAGTCGCAGTTCGCTGAGTCAGCGATCTCGGGTGACTACATTATAAATTGCCTGATCAGCACTTAGGGGTGCGATTAAACGTGGGAACCCCACCCTTCTTGAGCTTGGTCAAAGGCTTGCCGGGGTGCATTGCGGCCTCGTGCTTGTGGACAGCCTTGCTGACCACCTTCTTGTCCATAGCAACGTCAGAATGCACCGAGCCGCCCTTCTTCTTGCCCATCACGGCATCGTATGCAGAGCGAGCGCCCTCACCGATCTTGCGCGGGATGTACATCATAGCGTCACCCATCGCCTTGCGATCAGCGCGGTTCTCAGCAGCTTCGCGCTCATAATGCTCGCGGTAACCTTTTTGTTGAGCGCGATCCATATCCTGATCGCGAGCCTCTTGCATCATTTGCCTCTCGCGGCCAGTCATTGCGCCAGCACCCTTTTTGGGGGGCATAATCGACTTCCGACGGGCGTTGTCGCGAGCCATTTCTTGCTCGGTTACAGTGCCGCCATCAGCGTAACAAGCTGCGCCGCCCTTCTTGTAGGGCTTCTTCTCAATCTCGGCATCCAACTCACTGAAAGCTGATCGAGCGCGATCCTTCGGGGACATCTTGCTGCGGTCAGGGCCACGCATACGCTGCATTTGAGTATCAGCCGCAGCCTTGCGACGGTCGAAATCAGCCTTGCTGACCTCCTGATTGTTGTGCATATACTTGCCGTTTACCTCACGAAAGACATTCTCAGAGGAAATATCCGACTCAGCGGAGCCGCCTTCTGCGTAACGCTTGGCCTTCCCGCCCTTTTTCAGTCCCATCAGAGCGCCTTCACGCTCTTCGTGCTTGATCAGCTTGGCAGGAGCACCTGCTTTCTTGAGCAAAGCCACCTCTTTCTTGACAATCGCCTCCGGCTCCATCTTCATGCCAACCAATTTCTCGGATTTCACGCGGGTTTTGGCCTCGCCACCCTTTTTGTAGCCAGCCTCACGCTTCTCCGACAGAGCAATAGCGATTGCCTGCTTGGGATTCTTGACCAGCGGGCCTTTGGACGAGCCAGAATGCAGGTCGCCACGCTTAAATTCACCCATTACCTTGGCAACCTTGGCTTGACCCTTGGTTTCTCCGCCTTTTTTCATTGGAGTTGGGGTTACATCACCGCCGTAGGCGTAGCCCTTGACCGTTGGGCGAGCTTTTGGCGCTGAGAAGGTGAATTCACCGTACTTGAGGTTCTTTCCCATGACTATTTCCTTTTCTGCGCCGCGCGCATATTGTCTACAAGGTTTGGATAGGGGCGACCAGCGGCTTTTGCAGCCCGCTTCGCAGCCGATTTTTGGTCTGACGAGAGCTTTTTAGGCTCCGGCAGATCCTTTGGGCGGGATTTATCCCAAGGTGCTTTGACCTTGCCGCCCTTCTTGAATGCCATTTTCTGTCCGATCATGTCAGCAGTCCCATTTGCGTAGTGCCTTGTTGATCCGCGAGTCAGGATCCTTGGCTGTTTTGGATGATGTCAGCTTCGACTTCATGCCCTCCATGCGGGCGCAGAACGAACTGCGACGCGCAGCCTTAGCTGGACTCTTTGCCGCCGCCTCCTTAGACACCGGAGGCTTCAGATTACTGCCTGTCGCGCGATTGTAAGCATCGCGACCAGCTTGACTCAACCCGCCCTCTGGGTTCTTGTGCTTGACAGTCAGGTTGACCTGACCGCCTTTCGCAAAATGCCAGCCTTTAATGATCGCCATGATTAAGTCCAATCACCAATCATCGTGTCGCCAGCGTCAGATCCAACAGGCCACAGCATCACGTTCGAGCCTGCAATTACAGTTCCAACGGTTGGGACAGCAGAGAAGTTAAACGAAAAATCAATGGTTCCATCGGTGTCAACATCGAATGAACCACGGATACGAACTGTATGGAAACCAGCAGCCGCGCCAGAGGCGGCAGTTATGGCAACGATTGTCGAGAACCCCGTAGTGATGCGGTTTTGCATCATAGTTGCAGCGGTTGGCGTTGTTGTCGCCGCAGCAAAAAATGCAATCGACTCATAATCATGAGCGGTTAACCCAGCAGTCCCGGCAAGCGCATATCCAATGCTTTTAGCAGTTGCCGCCGTATTTTGGAATGTTGCGTTAAGCTCGTACTCATACCGAGTGCCAGCCTGTACCGCAACAGCTTTGCCAAAGATTGTTTGAATTGTCGCTATGTTTGATGCTGTTCTGTTTGCGTCAAGCTGGTACATCTGCATGGCCTGAAGAACAGACCTTTTATCGCCATTTGGCGTGAAATAAAGGCACTTGCCTTCAAACTCAACAGCGCCCGTATATGGGTCTGTCAATAATGTTCCGACATCCAAATCAATTATTGCGGTGGTAGCCGTACTAGCACCAAGATGCAACCAAGCAGTAGACAGCGGGGTTGCCCCAATACCCATTGGCTTGGGCGTATATATAAATTCGCCGACACGCAGCTTTTCTGTTGCAGCCGCACCAGCAGACATGGTCTTAAAGACTAGATCGAACTCTTCGGTCAGCGCAGTGACAGCCGTGGCCACAGACTCGATCACGCCGCCAATCTCAAAATTGCCGTTCGTGGTTTCTGTCTCTATTTCTATCGAAGAACCAATTCCAATTGCTGGTGTGTTTACCGTACCGTGGGCAAGTCGCAGCACCGGACTAACCGTGTTGGTCACCGCATCTTCTTTAAATGCGTGAAGCGTTGTCACTGGCGCTGATGTGTTGATGCCCAGATACTTATCGCTCGTGACGCGCATGACCTCGACACCAGCGATGCCATCGATCATGATGGCAAATGCCATGTCAAAATCTTCTAGCGTCAAGCTTAAGTCGGTGGACTCCGTGTAAATTGCCCCGCCTTCTCTGTAAACATTGGAAGATGTTTCGGTGACAAAATCAATTGCAGTACCGATGCCAATTGCTGGCACTCCGCTGGTTGCGTGAGTAAAGCGAGCGGCGGTTGTCGGGGCTGCGTTTGTGGTATCTAGGTTGAACACCTCAAGCCTTGCGCTTGGCAACTGAGTCCCGATGCCAACATATCCGATACTCTTTATCCGCATTACCTCTGCGACAGGAGCGCCAGCAGCCATCAAGCCGAACACAAGATCAAAATCTTCAGCGCCGCTAGACACATCAACTTCGACAGCATCGATTGTTGCGCCGAGCTTAGCAACGCCTGCGTTGTTCTCAGCAATAAAATCAATACCAACGCCGATGCCGTTGCCAGCAGAGCCGGTTGAGATTAAATGCTCAAGGCGCAGGCCACTCGATACCGAGTTCACATTGGTGTCTGATGCAATACCGTGGAATGTCGCTGCTGGCGCATTCGTGCCAAGGCCAAGTCGATATGTGCTTGTGATGCGGGCTACTTCTGATGGAGTGCCATCAACAATCAGTTGAAGCGCAAAATCAAAATCTTCTGCTGAAGAGTTTGGGTCTGTACACACAGACTGAATTGTCATGCTGTTGACGATAGCGCCTACAGCATTCTCTGACGCGAACTCAAGACCAACCCCGAAGCCGGGGGCGACAACGCCGGAGGTTGTGTGCTCAAGCGTGATTACGTTCGTTACCGTATTTGTTGCAGTGTCAGCCACGACGAATGTCGGGTCAGTGGACACAAAGGTTTTCATCTGGTTAGCCGTAAGCTTGACCGACTGACCGCCCTGCACCGACTCAAACTGCTCAAGCCCCGTCAGAGCGGAGCCTAGAGGTAACTGCGGTATGGTTATATAAGCCATTACGCCACCTGCTGAACGGTAATAATTGCAGACGGTGTTGCTGGTCGAGTTGGGTTAATTTGTGGCGCAATATGAGAAATCTCGACACCAGAATTGTTTGCAGACCACATAATTTGCACAAAATCGTTGGGATTTACTGCAACCCCCATAATATTCCAAGCAGCAACAATTTTTCCTGAATTGCCACCATGGCTGGATGGAACATCAATTTCAGTATTTGAGTCCGGGTAATCAACGCCATTAAGACGAATCCAAAAACTTGCAGTATGGATTTGGCTGTCTGAATTTGTTAGTTGAAATGAAAATTGCAGGTTGTAAGTTCCCGGATTTGCAATCGTGATGTCTGTGTTGTTGACAACAGAAATGCCCTGCGAAAAGGCTGTGTTTTCAACGATTACAGGGTTCGCCGTATTTGCTACATAGTTCTGATCGAGGACACTATAAAAAGAGCCATGGTTTGTGATCACGGCATTAATGTCTTCGATAGTCGCCTTTACATTTACCCCGCCTTGAACGAGCGGGGCTAGCTCTGTGCCATCCAATGGATTGGCATTAGGCATCGCAGAAATTTTTGTATCAGCCATTTAGCCGACCTCCAATTGAATTTTGCCGCTGGTCTCCAGCAGGAATACGCCCGTGGCTTCCATTGCGATGTACGAATAAGTAATCGGAACACCGTTGCTGTAAAGATTTACAACCCCGCCATCCCCTACATCCAAGCCGAATGACGGAACTGCGGGGTCGTTATTCGCAACAACGCCTTCAGCGAACCCATCGGTGGTGTTCACCTGATTTGCCACGCCAGAGTAGCCAACGTAAGGCATTACTGGATACCAGCTTGAATAACTGTCATCTGCACGACACCAGTGCCAGCTACGACAACCTTGATTGCGGTCACTGGGAATGCGTAGTTACCATCAGCATCAGCCACCGCAGCATTGAGCGTCGGGTGGTCGTACCATGTCGCGGTCGCTGGGTTGAAGTTGGGCGCAAAAACATCATCGAATGTGTGCTGGACAGTGTATGTTGGCGAGCCACTAGTGATGTTGCAACCAATCCCGACATTAAACGGGCTGGTGTTTAAATTCATGACGCACAGGGAGCTAGATCCTGTGTCCGTCTGAGTCACAACCATGCGTCTCATAATTGACTCCTAAAAAGAAGGGGAGCGAACTCCCCCCCTGTTACTTCATCGAGTACAGCACAGTGACCTGCCATACACCCTGCGTCGTCAAGATCGTCCCGTTAGGGTCAACCGTGGCGAATACAGCGGTGTTGTTGTTGACATCCGACATTGCAGTAAGCTGAGCCGCCGTAAACGACAGGGCGGTACGACCAGCAGCAAAGCAATCAGTTGCCGACAGATACTGAGTTCCAGCGGCTGCGGTTCCGACAGTGATCGGGGCAGTGGTAGCGGTTCCAGCACCAGCGTCAGGGGCTGTCAGAGTGTCGATAACAATATCGATGATCTGAGAGTCTGCCGGGATGTTGATGGAGCCACTGACAGCCGAGCCGCTATCACTGGTCAGCGAGATGGTCTGCGAAAGAACGGCGTATCCACCGTTTGCTTCCTCAGTCAACCCAGATCCGGCAGTCAGCGTCGAGCCAAAGTAGGTGTGCGTCAAGCTAGGCGTAGACATATCCTTCTCCTTAAAAGAAGCCGAGGGCGATTAAGCCCCCGGCAGGTTGATTAGATACCAGCAGTACCGTAAACGGTACGCGGATCAGTCCAACCCGGAATGTAACGCTCAGTTGCCTTGTAACGCATCGAGTCGGTTTCGAAATCACCTTCCATCGATTTCTCAAGCGCACGACGCATCATCAGTTGCAGACCGACCTTCGCGTCAGTCTTGATCCACCAAGCAGTGGTCGAAGTCAGACGGGACAGGTTAGCTTGACCGCCACCGAGCATACCCATCGACTTGACTGGGTTGATGTCGTTGTTGGCGTTACCAGTACGCAGAACCGACTTCAGCAGAACTTCTGCTTGGAAGACGTTCGACGGGCTGACAACCAGCTTCTCAGGAGTCAGACGAATACGCTTGCCGTTGTTGTCAACAGCGTTGCGGATCTGAATCAGGATCTGCTCAAGCGAGGTCTGCGACAGAGCCGCAGGCGTGGTCAACTGGTTCGAGAACGAGCCAGAAGCGATTGGGTGGTTCGGATTAACCAGCGACACACCGTCACCGCCAGCGTAAGCACCACCAGTGAACGAACGGTTCAGGATGTTCGCGCACAGGGTTTCCTTGGTCTCGATCAGCGACTGAGCCAGATGCTTGGCGTAGGTCTGGCCGATAGAGATGTGGTCACCGTCTTCCACGAGGACTTTGGTCAGAGCGAAAGCCAGACCATAGACCTTATAGACGTAACGTGCGTTGAACAGCACACCGCCCGACTGGTAAGTCACAGGCATACCATCCGGCAGTTCCGGTGCAGCACCGAAACCGTACAGGACTGGTTCCTCGTGGTAGTTACGAGGGATACCCTGACGCTGAGTGAAGACCTGCTTCCATTCGTCTGCGCGTTGCTCGTAGATGCCGTCGAACTCTTCGTTCAGGATTGGCTCGACGATGCTACGGAAGTCGGTGGAACGCATTGGGACTGCACACATAACCAGACCCTGCTTGACCATAAAGCCAAACAGAGCATCGTTAGCGCGAGCGCCAAGGTCTTTGAAAAAGCCGCTGATCTTCGAGATTGCGGTAGAGAAAAGTTTATTCATGTCCGCTCTCCTTAGTATGCAGCTTTATCGGCTACGTTCTGGTGCTTAGAAATTTCAACTTGGCACACAACGTAGGTGTCACCGAACGCATTGTCCGGGCCGGGGGTAATACCAATCAGACGCATCTGTGCATTAGCAGCAGACGATGCGACATCCAGCACAGCTTGGCTCAGACCAGTGGTCAGCGAACCAGCAGTGATGTTGCCGAAGTCGAATTGCTCGCCAATGTCGTCCACGTTGACCGCAGCGTTAGACTGGATCTGATAGACGATGTATGGGTCAAGGGTGATATAGGCAGTGATGTCAGTGCCAATATTGCCACCAACCCACTTGTTGGAGACGCGACGACGACCGTCAGAATCGGTGAACTCAACACCCATGAAAGTGCCAACGAAAGCATCGGTGGCAGCAGCAGGGACAACTACGCCAGCAACAATCTTCACAGGCTGATACTGGAGGATGTTGTTGACATAGTTGTTGGTCATCGTCATCGCTTGTGGGCGGACGAAACCACTAGAGTGATACACCGGCTGAAAGCCAAAAGGTGCATTAACAGTGTTCGACATAATATTTCCTTAAAAATATGTCTGGTCAAACCCTCGCACCCTGCAAACTTAATCAGTAAAGACAGGGCGCTCAGGAACGTAGCGCAAGTCCTGCATACCGTCACCCTCGATGAGTTTTCCACCAGCCCGTTCGACTTGATCTCTCATGCCTTCCGTCATGGCTACCAGCTTCTCATCTTCACGCGCTGGCGCGTTGAAGTGAGCCTCTTCCATAAACATCTGATATAGACGCATTGGAAGTTTGAAAGCCAGCATCTCGTTGACCCCGATGAACCCCGCGTACTCGCCAGTCTTGATAGTGGCGTACTCCCAGCCGGGAACGTCTTCCGGCTTTACAGGCTCATATCCAAGACGCGCACGAGATTGAATCGTGTCGCGTGGGTTTGTTGTGGTCAACCAGCAAGTGTGATACCCATCAATTTTCGGCAAGTCAGGCAATGCACTTTGAAAAAATTGATGCCTAAACATCTCGACTCGATCATCGTCAGAGATCTCCCGGTTCTCAGTAACCTCACGATTCTGCGAGGCTCGCGATTGGCGGGCAGGGTCTGCGATTTTCTTCAGTCTTTCGTCACTCATTTCTCACTCCTTATCAGCGAGTTGCGTTATTTGTTGTTCCGATCCCATTCAGCGTATTGCTTGAGCATTCGCTGCCTACGGACTGGGTCTTCCCATGCGCCAGACTCAATCATTGCTGCCTTGCGCTCGGGTGAAATATAAACTTCGTTGCGGCTAGAACCTGCTGCCCGCTCTTTGCCTGATCCCATTCTTGGGCCACCCTTAGATTGCTGGCGGCTGCCGGGAGCAAGATTGCGAGTCTGGGCTGTCAATTCATGCCAATATTCCAAGCTGTTTGGATTATAGCCATCATTTATCAGTTCTTGGTCAATTTTCATAACTTCGCGCGACCGCTCATCCTTACCATCCGGGTCGAACCAAGAATTCATCTTTGCCCAATCCTGCGCCAGACGATGACCGACTGGGTCAAGCAAGCCTTGCGGCTCTGGTCGCTGTTGCTGCTGTTGCGGGCGCTGCTGCTTCATCTGCATCTGGGCAACAGTCAACTCCCTTGCCCGGGCGACAGCCTCATCCCGAATGCGAATCGCCTTAGCCACATCGTCACCGTTACCGGCGCTGACAGCTTGAGCAATCACATACTCGGCAGCGCGAACCTCTTCGGTCGCCTCATTCAAGCGAGCTTGCAACGCCTGAGCGTCAGAGCTTGCCGACCGGCGCTCGATGGCCTGCATACGCTGAGCCAGCATAGCGTTGTCGCGACGCAATTGCTCCAGTTCAGCCTTGTCACGCTCCATCGCTGCCTTGCGGCGCTGGGCGCGTTCAGCCTTCTCCTCACGGCGGCGGCGGCGCAGGTCTTCGCGGTCTTCGTTGTCCGCATCCAGCCTTGCATCCTCACCATCGTCCTCACCGTCGCGGTTGTCGTCCTCGGCCCTAGCACCGGCCTTATCGTCTTCCTCAACGGCAACGTATTCTTGCCCTTTGGCTTCGTCCTCATCTTCTTCGATGAGGGTATCGTCCGTTCTTGTGTTCATTATCGACTCCTTTCAGCCGTTAGATAAATGCTCGGATCTTCGTCGGATCGCCTTTGACCCGGCCAAGGATGTTCAGGTCATCGAACATCGCAAATTCAATCTCTTCGTCGCCCAGCTTCACCGTCCAGCGGTCACCGCCGTACTTTGGGCTGCGGATAAAGTCGCCAACAGCGCACCATGCGCCTTCTGGCCACTGCTCCATCGTGTTTCGGTTGCGGTATGCCAGCGTACCAACTGCCACCACCTTGGCCACCTGCGTATTGCTTGCTTCAGTCTTGCGAGCCTCTTCGGGGATATACAGACCCGACTTGGTTTGCTGCTTTGCCCTACGGATCTGGACAATCACCCGGCTTCCCATCGGCTCAATCCCACAATCAACCTCTGGGAAAGCGTCCTCCAGCGAGTCATATTCCATCTCAAGCGGCGTTTCTAATAGCATTTTCGTTCTCCAATGCTGGTTGTTAAAGCTTCGAATCCTTCTCGTCCCTGTCTCTCAACATTTCGTCGATCTCTTGCAGGGCTTTGTCCAGTCCGGCGTAGTAGCCGACCCTCTGACCGTACAAATACTCAATATTCTGGTCTGGCGCGGGTGGATGCGACACCGCATTCAGTGCCGCCTGTTGTTGCGCCGCCTTCAGTTTGCCAATCAGCTTATCAATCACATCCCGCCCTTCGGGGTTTTAGCCTCGAAAGATTTCATGCGGGTAAGATCTTTGCAATTAGCAGTTGGGGCAGGGGCTTTGGGGGCGGGATCCTTGCCGCTACCGGCCACCGTGGTGGGGTAGCCCTTGCCCATTGCCATCGCCTTGTGCAGATTCAGTGCTTCCATGTCGCTCTCCTTACGGGTTAGGGTTGATGCCAGTGCCGGTAGACACCGCAACCTTGTTACCAGACGCAATTTCAAGCGCAGCGAGACGCTTTGCTGTGTCATTGTCGTCTGTGTTCATCTTCATGCGGGCAGCGACCTCCATCTGAGTGCGCTGATCCTCACGATCTTCGCGCATTCTCGTCTCTTCGAGGCGGGCCTGCAACTTCTGGATCTCGGCTTGGATGTCTTGAGCGTTTTCGGCCTGCTTTGCCTGCAATTTCTGCGACTCAAGCTGCATTTTCTGCTGATCAGCGGCCTCGCGGCGCTTAGTTTCAGCCATCGCAGCGTCTTTTGCAGGGTCTTGCGGGGGCGGCTGGATCGATTGCAGGTACTGAATGCACTCTTCCACGATCTCCGGGATCGATTTCATGACCTCGTTCGCCTCTTTCACGACAGACTGGCTCGCTGCGGCCAGCATCTTGTCATATTCGCGGCGCTCTTCCTTCGACAGATCCTTGAACATCCCCGAAATATCCACGCCAGCGGCCTCCGATGCGACAGAAACAGCATGAGAAACGTACCAAAGCACCATATGCTCACGGATGTGATCCAACAGGATCGGCATCGCGGTCGGCGCAGCCAGTCGGCTATGGCCAAGCACAGGCGATTGGATGAAGTCGAGGTGGGCTTGCAGGTGTGCAAGATGATCCTGATCAGGGAAGGCGGCAACTGGGCGGGCCATCGTCGCGGCCAGATTCTCGTTGACCGCATTCATCTCCTGAACTTCAGGGCGCGGCATCAGCAGCGAGTCACCGTCCGGGATCTTCAGTTGCTTGAGGAATAGCTCCTCGACCTTGCGGGCATCGTAAAGCTGGGGATGCGAGTCCGACCGCTGGATGACTGCCTGTACCTGCGCGAATCGCTGGGTCTCGGAGTAGATGTTGGGGTCGCTGACCGGGATGACATCGAGCGGGCCTTCGAAATCCTTGCGATAGGCCAGCAGTTCGCCGGTCTCGTCGATGATCTCCTGCTCGTCCATGTACATCCGGTTGATCCGGTACAGGACACCCAGAAGGCGCTCCATCGCGCTGTGGACTCGGGCGTGGATCGAGCTAAACACGACCATACCCTGCTCTAAACGAGCCAGCGTCGTGCCAACCGGGACGTTCTGGTTCGTATCAGCAAGATCCTCGAATGTGGTGCGAACTACGCCTTTGGCCGAGTCAACGAGGAAACCCAGCAGAGTGAACAGCACCTGACTGGGCGGGTTGAACGGCATCGGCATCATGACCTTGCGAATGTCGTCCTGTCCGAACGATGCCTCGATCTCATGCACCTCGGTCGGGTCGATCCGGTCGGTCTGGCCGCCCGCGCCACCCTTGAGCTTCAGCAGGCCGGGGAAGTTGTTGATGTGACCAGCGTCGAGCAATGCCCGCAGTGCGCCAGTGGCAGCAGCCGACAAGCCGCCGATCATGTGGGTCAGGCCAATCGGGTACGCTCCGCGCCAAGGCAGGAACGGAAATTCGACCATCCAGACCATTTCCTCTTGGTTGTCGTCTTCTTCTTCCCAGTTGCGGTAAACAGCAAGCACCTGCTTGGTGGTCTTATCGATTGTGATGATGTACGGAGAGATCTCGCCTTCGATCTCATAAAAGCAGGCGGTCTCGAAAACCGTCCGCAGCCCGTCAGGGTTGTATGAGCCACCGTCGCGGCCTTCGATCTTGTCGTTGGCCTTCTCGGCCTTTGACTGATCAGGAACCATCGAGGCCATCGCGAGGTCAACGTCGCGGTACATACCGCTGGCCACCCGGCGCTGGTACTCTAGCTTGGTGATGTATTGAACGTGGGTCTTGCGCTCGGCGGTGTAGAAGTTGGTCGCGGCGTAGGGCAGGTAGACATCATCGACGGAGACGAAGGTGGGGACAGGCTTCTTGCGCTTGGCATCCCATGTCAGCTTGATGTACTGGACACCACCAAGGGGCATCTGGGTCGCCATCTGCTCAAGCTCAGCCCGAAAGTCGGGCATCTGCTTGGTCATCTGCCAGTTCAGGAACTTGGTCAGGCGCTGGGCTTTTTCGTACTTCTGCTTGGTCATCTTGCCGACGACCTTTTCCTTCGCTGGGCCGCCGGGCGGGAAGATCTCTTTGATCACCCGACTGGAGAAGTCCACGCAGGCTTCAGTCAGCATCGGGTGGACAACCTTACTTGCGCCAACGAAATTAGCGCCACCGGGAGCGTCATCGCCCAGACCAGTGCGGCGGATACCCTCTTCGTACTGCTCGTCGCGCTTCTTGCGGGACTCCTTGTCCTTCTCAATCAGTTCAGACAGTTCTGAGCCGATCATGGCCAGTTCGAACTCTGGCATAGTCTCCGCGAGGTTGCCGTAGAACTCAGACTCGCCCATCGGCGGGGTGTCATCGACTCTGACTATCGCGCCGCCATCGGGCATATCGATCACATCGGGGTCTTCATCGACCGGGAACATCTGACCCGCTGGATCTTGTGCTTCTTCATCTGGGTTCATTGGATCAGCCATAGCACTCTCTTAAATCGCGTAAGGGTTCGTGTACTTCTTCGGCTGCTTGGGTGTCGGATCCTTTTTCGGAACCGTCACAGCCAGCATATTCTTGTCGCTCAGGAAGCGAATCGCCTGCGTAGCCGAATCCATCAGGTCATCGTGCTTGATGGACTTCTCTCCCGTGAAGCTGCAAAGCTGCGACACAAGCGGCTCCGCCCAAGTCTTGATCTGACCCGGGCGCTTCTCGGACTCTACCACCCAAACATATCCATGTGCAAATATGTGCGACACCATATGCAGGCGGGCAAGCTTGTCTGCACGACCGGGATTGTACGGGTAAGCAAGGATCTCTTCTCTGGCCAGCATCTGGCGCAGGCTGATACCCGATCCCTTGTCCTCGATTAGCAGCAGGTCAGGCTTGCGTCCGACCAGATAGGATGACTTCGGGCCGACCATCGGCTTGATGATGGGCTTCATGTCGCCCTGACCGTACTGGACGTTCATCTCCTGCTTCACCCGCGTGATCAGGTCTGGTAGCCCGAGATGGTCTTCCCAGCAGTCGAGTAGCAGGATGGCGGGCTTCTTGTCGTGCTTGAAGTAGCCCCAGACGGAGCAGGCGCTCGGGTCGGGGTCGCCCTTCTTGTCCGCAGTCTTCTCGGTGAAGGCGGTGTCGAGCGACATGATGATGTACTCGAACTCAGGCAGCGGCTTGTCAGCAGGCCATACCTTCAGCCAGCTACGCTTGATGATCCCGTCCTCTTCAGGATTGATCACCTCGGCGTAGATCTCTTGCCTGCCCAGCTTCGTGCCTTCGTATTGCAGGATCTGCTGCTTGAACTGGGGAGCGAGGTTGTCGAGGTTGGCGTAGGTCGAGGCGCGGGTGATAACGACATCCTTGCCCTCCCGCTTGATCAGTTCCTTGACCAGTTCCTTCGGCTTGGGCGTGGTCGAGGCGATCTGCCGGACACGGTCGCCCAGCCGCATACCGAACTGGATCATGTCCCAAGCCTCTTGCAGATAGTCCCATGCCGCAAGCTCGTCGAACCAGCCGCCGTGGAACTGCGGGCCTCGGAACCGCTCCGGCTCGGACGCTGGGATGCCCTTGATCATCGAGCCATTGATCAGGTAAAGCTCCTGCTTCTGTGATTTGTAGTCTGAAATCAGATCCGCCGGGATCACGTTCAGAAGGCCGGACTCACCCTCGAAGCAGACCGACGATACGTCAGAGCTTGTCGGCGCGGCCACCAGCCAGCGCGTCTTCGGCTCCGACCATGCCCACCAGCCAAGCTGCTCGGCTGCGGTGCGGGTCTTACCGGCTCCCCGGCCAGCCAGCAAGAGCCAGATAGCCCACCAGTCATCAGGCGGCAGGATTTGGTGCTGGTGAGCCTGCGCCAGCCACTTCATGCGCCACATATAGGCAACCTGCTGCGGACGCGGCAACGCCGAGAACTTCTCGATGATGGCCGGGTCTTTGAGGATGCTCAGGTCAGTCATCAGTACCCCGGATCAGACCACGGGCGGTTGGCTTGGCGGCGCAGGGCGGCAGGGGATGAGGTCTGCGGCTTCTTGGCCTGCTCCATGATGGCATCGTACTTCTCGCTGGTCAGGTGACCGTCCCACTCGCCTTGGTATGGCGGCAGATGCTCGAACATCCATGCCTGACTGTCGTGGTAGTGCCAGCTTGCCTGTCCCCATGGGAAGTCGATGAAGACGCAGCCATGCCAGTCATCAGCCCAGCCCGGGATGTCGGTCTTCTTGCGGCCTGACGGGAACATCGAGGCCAGCAGCGCCACCAGCTTGTTGCGCTCCTCGTATGCCTCGTCTTTGCGGATCTCCATGCCCTTGACCGCTCGCTGGATCATGCCGTGGATATGCTCACCCATGCAGTCAATGACCTTGCGGGCGGCCTCATCGACTTCGATCTCCGGGTCAACCCAGATGTGATCAGCCTCGATCCGCATCACGATCTTGCCCGCAGGCATCATGTGGATGGCGTTTGTTTGAACTTCATCCCAGTTATTCATCGTGCGTCTCCAGTAGCATCTTCTTCATGCGTTCAGCCAGCCAAATCACTGTGCCGCCATCGGCATAGCTGCTGGCAAAGTATTCTTTCCCCTCATGATCCCAGCCCATGACCACAACGCCCTCAAGCTTGCCCTTCGCCCCGTCCAAAACCATGTCTGGCGAGATGTCGAGGCGGGTTATGCCGGTGAACGGGATAACTTTGCTCATTCCCGTCCCCTTGCGCGGATAGCTGCGGCGCATTTGATTGCTACCTCATTTTTCGGAAACCAGTTCCCGTCATCTTGGCCTTCACACACCTTCGCGCATTGCTCCCGCTCAGTCTTCACGCCATTCATCAGCGCACGATTCCAGCCATCAATGATCTGCCAATCCAACTCGGACAGCAGGTCATCGAGCGTGTCGCCGTGGCCCGTGGCATAACCGCGCTGGATCATCCATGCGGCCACCTTCTCGCGCTGGGCCGACACCGCCTTACGAACTGCTACGCAAGTCGGACGCTGGCATTCAGCGTGGCAGGTGTGGATGTCGTCATTCATTTTGTCTCCCTCGCTAGGTAACGCAACTCGACCGTCTGGGCGGCCTCCCTGAGCTTTGATACGCTCGTCTTCTTCATCACCTCGATGGCAATGGCCACAAAGGTCTCGATCTCCGCCCGCTCATCATCGCCCCAGCCGATCAAGCCAGCCACGGCGGATTGCAGGCGCTCGTCCTTCAGCTTGGCCACCCGCTCGGCCAGATACTCAAGGTCTTCCCGGGGGATGGCTGCGCGTTGCTGTAGCAGCATCAGCATCCGGTCAGCCTGCTCTGCGACGAAGTTTGCATCCGGTCGGTTGCGGCGCATTACGCCCGCCCCTCGACTCGACCGCTCGTCGCCAGCATGATCTGCTCTGCGACCGCCCTCGCCTCCTCGTCCGACATATCCTCAAGGTTAACCACCCCAATGTCCGGCGCGGCCAAGAACCTTATCCTTCGGCCATCAATAGTGTGCTGGCTACGGAACCATTCAACGAACTCCCTCGGGGACAAGGGGGCTGTCACTTCTCCCTCCGCGACTGCTCCATCTTGGTCAGCAAGTCAGCAAAGAACGAGGACTCCGGGGTCACGGTCAGCGGGTTGTCCTTATCGCCGGATAGGATGGTCTTGTCGCCGTACTTCTTGGGATTCCATTTGGCCAGCAGCTTCAAGCGCAGGTCGGCGCGGTTGCGCTGCCATGTCACATAGCCCGAATCGATGGCGTAGCCGTTCTTGGTCAGGATCTTCTCAGGCTCAGAGTCGATGATCTCCAGCGCCTCCTCAGCGATGGCATCAGCGCCAACGTCACGCGCGAGCGCGATCGATCCCGAAAGCTCTTTGTCGCGAGCCATCCACTCGTAGATTTTTTGCCACGCTGGCATATGGTCATCACGGCATATCTGGCGTAATGGCTCCCCGTTGGATAGGCGCTCGCATATCTCTGCGGCTAGTTCTGGGGTGTATTTGGAGGGTCGCCCGGTCTTCTTTGCGGGCTTGTCTTTCGCTAGCGTAACTTTATCGGATGGCTCGGACATCTCAGTCTCCGGTTGATTTGATTGACGAACTATAAACGTAACGAGGGGATGCCGCAATCAGCCCCCTCGTTATCACTTCCCGTCATCAATGCCCAGTTCGATGTCCAGCCAGTCGTCCAGCTTCTGATGTAGCTCATCCCGGCGCATCTTGGCGATAGTCCGGCCATCCTTGATCTTCACCGGGTTCAGCATCCCCTCCTTGAAGTTCAGCCCGGTCACGATCTCGAATCGTCCCTCACCAATCCTTGCGTGATAGACGATCCCAGTACCCTTGTCCACGGCTGTCTCTTGGATGATCATTCCTTGCTGGCCTTCTTCCCGCGCTTGGGCTTATCGGTTGGTGGTAGTGGCGTATCATCTTGCTCGGCTGCAACTTCTTGAGTCTGCTCTTGCGCCTCATCTTGCTCGACTGCAACTTTCTCAAGAATTGCGGTCTCATGCTCAACAGCAGCGTTCAACTGGTCGATCAGGTTCTGGATCCAGCCCTTCAAGAATGCCTGCTGGATATGGCGTGGCTGGCTAAGGAAATCGGCTGGCAGGATGACCTGCGTTTCGCCCGTCTGGTAGTCTGCTTTCAATTTGCCGCTCATATTATTCCTCCGTTACTTTTTCGTAAGTTGCTTCAAAAATGTCGGGCTTGCATGGGTAATGCTCGCCCTTCACGCCAGTAATAATCCAGTCTCCCGGCGTTACCGTCATGTCGCCTTCCAGTGTTCTGACCCAACCCTTGCCAGCCAGTTCATGCTTGCTCGGGAATGGCACGACTTCAGCATGATCACCATGCTTGAACCATTGCGTGGCTTCGATGACCACGGGCTTCTTGCGGAACTTCATAGCTTGTTCTCGTCAACGCGGTGGTCGCCACACCAGTCCATCGGGTATACCACGGGGAAGCCAGACATCGTCGGCGCGTGTTTGCGGCAGCGCCCAATCTCCGGCGCATCTGGGTTGCTCGATTGCTTCTGAACGTAAGAAATGCAGGTGCGGCAGCGCATCCCTTCGGTTCGGTGCTTCCACGGATCTGAATCGCTCATACAGCCTCCTGATAAATTTGGAGCGGGTAGCCGGACTCGAACCGGCGACGAACAGCTTGGAAGGCTGCCACTCTACCAACTGAGTTACACCCGCGTAAGTTGTTGGTGGCCGGTGCTGATCTCCGGCTTATTTCTTGCCTCGATGCGGGGCTATATGCCAATTGGCGGGCCTTCACGAGACAGTGGCGTATCAGCCTACGCATTCACCAACACGACTGAGGACTTATGGAGCTATACGTCGCTTACGCGACCTCGGCGACTCCTTAAGCCGATTGATAAATCCTCATGCGTCTTGGTGCTGGGTTCGATTTGGTCTTCAACTAAGGCAAACCGGAAAGCCAGAAAACGGTCTGCGTTGACATCCTCGAATGCTGGCTTGACACCCAACACGGCTGAGGACTGTTAGCCCGGCTTGACATTAACCCGGTATTTGCCGGTTTATTCCACGGGTACGTCATCTTTGCCAATCCTCATGCGTGTTGGTCATCGCATCTACAGCCATCCACCCGGGTAGCTTCGTGCTGATCTCGCCTGCAATGACCGGCTGTTATTGTAACTTAGTATTTAATTGTCTTGCGACTTTTCCTCATGATTATTAACCCGCGTCGCGCCCCGCCCGCCAGCAGGCCAGACGAACTGGTTCTGGTTGATAGTCATGTCGTACCCAAACCGCATGGCGTTGACTAGCTGCGGGGTCATGGCCGTGAACTGCTTAGGGTTCGGCTCGTCTGGGCAGATCGTGATGGTGTACGGTAACTTAGCCATTCTGTTCCTCATCATATTTTGCTATTGCTCGGTTGATGTACCAGATAGCCTTCTGAAGGTCTTGCTTGTATGTGCCCTTCATCTTTGCCCTGCTGATGTACTTCACTGCATTACCTAAGTGAAAGTCCAATTGCTTAGACTCGATGTAGTCGATTGTCTCGATGCCGCCAGCGGTGTAATGCGATGGGCTGTTTACCATGTCAGTCATATATTTTTACCCCTTAAAAAAGATTCGATATGCTCTACAGACCATCCAGTAGCCTCTTCTCTTTCCTTATCCGTCAGCCCTATAAACTCGCGCTTTGGTGGCGCGGGGTAGAGTGGTTGATCTGTCGGGTATTTCTTTTCCGGCACAACTTGCCAACCTCCTCCAGTCAGGCTGTGCATCCACGCCACCGGCTTCGGTTCAGGTGCGCTAAGTCGGGCGCGGAGAATGTCAGAATGTTCTGTCCTTGCCCAACCAACACGGTCGAATCCATCAAGCAGTTTCTGCGCTTCCTCGCGGGTTAGTGTGATTGTCATGGCTCCCTCACAAATCAGGGTCAATCCAAAACCCATCGCCAAAAATCAGCGGGATCGGGTCATAGTCGTCGCCTTCGGCTTCAATCAACTGCTTTTGCAATGCCATGCATTTTTCGTGCAGTTCCGTCACTTTGGCGTAAAGCTTTTGGCCTTCTTCCATATATTTGTTGTGCAATTTTTTTAAGTCGTTAATTTCTTTTGGTGTCATTGTTGTTCTCCTGTAGCTTTGGCTAATGCGGCTTTGGCTTCACGTTGCACCCAATCATCGCCGTTGTACGCGACATAAAGCGAAAGTCGTTTCAACGCCTCCACCAACTCAGCATTCACATCATGCAAACGGCGTAGTTCGTTGGCAGCGGCGCTACGGGGTGGGTATTCTTTTTGTTCTAATGCATCAGCCAGCCGCAGGGCTTTAGATTGTTTGTCAGTCATATCAATCCTTTCCAAAGCCGCTGACGTAAGGAATTCCAAGCGCCTGATCGCGATCAAATAATGCTTGCCGGTACTCATCAAGCAGGGCGCAGGCATCGTTATATGTTCCGGTCGGGTCAAGCAGGGCGCACTCCAGCATTACCGCTAACCTGTGTGCAAATCGGTCGCCAATGTCGTCAGTCACGCCGCCCCCGTATCTTCGATGACCACTTCGTAACCACCATGCCGTGAACAGTGAGGCTCTCAGCCCTTACCCAGCCAGAGGCTTCAATAAAGCCCTCCTTCTTTGCGATTCGAACGACAGCGCCCCAAGCCCTCTTGTCTGGCGGGTCTGGCAAATCAGGGTTTGCAAGCCTCACCTGCTCTGTCGTGAATGAGTCATTCTCAATCGCAAACCTCTTTACGGCATCGAGCGCAATAGATAACCAGTCACGACCGGCGCGTTCGCCAGCCCTATCAGCCATCTCATGGCCGAACAGCAATCCTTGGTTAGTCATAGCTTGCGCCCCCTGATCAGTCTGCAACGCTCCCGCTCCTCTGGCGTAAAGTCTGGGCTGATCTCCGCCACAGAGCAAAGACGATTTACTTTCGGCTGATGCTCAGAAATGAAATACAGCATCACCATTGTGCAAACCACCACCATGATCAAGTGGATGGCAAGCAGCACCCTAAAAAATGTATTCATCACTCCACCTCCACAGTAATGCGGTAGCGTTTCATATACTTATCAGTAACGTGCATGATCTTCTTTGTGGTGGCCAGAGACCCATCCTCATGCAGATCGTATTTCATGCGCGTAACGCTTTTAAGCAACTGATGCTCATCAACATCATTAGCAAGAAGGTTGTCGCGGATCAGCGTCATGATGTAGTCGCAGTATTCAAGCATCGTCATCCTCCCGCTCATAACGTGCATCGAACATAGCGTCTAGACGGGCTTCCTCGCGGCGCTCGTATTCCCAGTCGATCTCAGGTTTCTTCTCGATGTCGATGGCGATCATCTTGTTGCCCAGTTTCAGAATGTCGTTCATGTTGCTCTCCAGTAATGCCCCGCCGTAGCGGGGCTGGTTGATTAGAAGCTTGGGTTCAGTTCGCTACGGTGACCGTCAACCAGTGACCATACGCCGCCGTACACCCAATTAGCCGACTGGCGACGACGGTAAAACTTCTGGCCTTCAGTCGTGGTAATCAGGCGGAAGCTGGCGCTGATTGACTTGATCTGGCCACATGGGTAGTAGTCACCATTGAAGCCATACGACACCGCCTCGCCGACCGCAGGAGCCTCGATAACGTCGAAGCGTGGCCATACGCCGCTACCAGAGTCGATTGGCAGGTAGGTCTTGCCGGTGGCCTTCTGAGCGGACTCAGCGATCTCTGCTGCGTGTTCGACCGACTTAATGTCGTGGCGCGTCATCCAGCCAGAACCGTCTTCGCTGTTCGATACCCACTGCTTGTTACCCTGTGGGTACTCGGTGGCTACTGCGACGACTTCTTTCTCTGCGTTTACTTGGAAGTGCAACATAATTCGCTCCTTATTCAATGTCCTGCGAAGTGCAGTGATGTAATCTTAAGTTAAACGATTAAGGGTCGTCAACCCCTTTTTGCAAATATTTTTAATTTATTTTTAGGGGAGGGGGAGGGGGGGGTACGGGGGCGGCTGCCTTTGGACAACTCCCCCGCTGCCAGTGTTACACGCCACCTCTGGCTGGGCGTTCGTTGCTCACGGGCTTCCGTGATACACAGTTACGCTGGTATTTTCCACAATTTGCGTCCAGACCGCCATAACAGCGTCCTCCACGATCTTGTGCGGGCGGAGCAGGTCATACCACATCAGAAGGCCGCCGCCATCCGAGATCCGGTAGCGCAGGCGGCACTTGACCGCATACCGCTCCCCACCCTCCAGCACCGGGATGCCGATGGTGAACTCCTCCGGGACGGTCAGCTTGCCCTTGCCTGCGGTTCCCTTGATCTCTTCCTCGTAGGTCAGTTCATTCTGGCCATTGGACAGGCGAATGCCGCTGGCGAAGTTGACCTTCTTCTTGGCCTCCAGCGTCCGACTGATCTCCAGCATCTCGGCTGCGGGCGGGGTGGCAATGTCCGGCAGGTTGTCCTCGATGAACTGGGCGAACTGTTCCTGCGTCATCTTCGTGCCATTGCTGCGGCTCCACGTTTCCCACTCAGGCGACAGCGGGCAGGCGTACATGGCCTTGTAGTCTTTCCAGCCAGCCTCAGAGCCATGATCATTGAAGACCGCCACGAACATACGCTTGGCAAGGTTGCCGTAGATCCGGGTCGAATCCGTCTTTTCTTCGTTGACGTAGCCAATGAAGCTCTCGGCATCCATGAGCGAGACCATGCCCCTCTTGCGCGGCGGCTCCAGCAGGTACTCATTCAGGTCGATGACCTTGGACTCCTCCGGCACGACAACGAACTTCGAACCATCGATCTCCCGAACTTCGGCAAGAATCGACCCGGCATCAAGGGCCGCTCTCACATCGCCGATCATTGGGACACCCGCTTCAGTTCACCGGTTTCCATGTCGAGGCTACGCAAGCCCTCGATATTCATTTGGCGCGGGTCTTCGCGGGTCAGGTTGCCCTCTGGGGTCGCGAAGAAGATGGACGTACCCTTTTCTTCCTTCGGAGCCTTGACAGTGATCTCGTCAATAATCTCCATCTGCCCACCCTTGCCGGGCTTCAGCTTGAGCTTTAGGATCAGTTCGCCCTGCTTGCCGGTCTCGTCACACTTGGACACCAGCTTGTTCAGTTCGTCCGTCAGATCGTCAGCTAGAGTGCCGAACCGCAGCGCGTTGATTGTGTCTGTAAATGGTCGTGCAGCCATGATTACCCCTTTGGTTTTGGTTGGTTTGCTTTCACATACGCCCCATTTGCGCTGGAATTCCAGAACATCTTGGGGCGCAACTCAGCCTTCGTGAGAAGGTTATTCATTTTGCGGCGCAGCTTGTAGGCATCGAACGGCTCGCCTTCCATGCGGGCAGCTTGGCGGGAATTGTCATTGTTCATCAGCGCCCCCAAGTTATTGCCTTGACCGCCCACATCTGGGCGCTCTGAGCCTCAGTGATGGCGATGCTTGCCATGCGCTGCACTTCGGCATCCTGCGACTGCAAACGCAGGTAATTCATGCGGTCGATCACATCTGCAAATTCCTTTTTGCACTTGTGAACCTCATGGCTCTGACCCGGATTGAAATTCAAGCCGACAGCTTTCTCGCCGTAGGAAAGCTCGCGTTGTTGGGCTTCTGACATATTCCCTCCTTAATGTGGAATGATGATTTGTTGATCAGGAACCGCGATAGTGGGTTCCTCCTGTTTTACTGCTCTTCGCTTTTCAACGACCGCCCTCATACCAACAACCATCTTGACAAGCTTTTCATATTTCGCATCGACCGGGTCACCGGCTTCTTCAAGATTAAGGATGAATTTCTCAATGTGACTCAACACAAGATCACACCCGCTGTTAAAGATGTCGATTTCGTTTGCCTGCTCAACCATCTGCTCGTTCATAATTACCTCTCAAAATGGAGCTTCTTCAAATTTACTAAAATCAATCTTGGGCTTTCGCCTCCGAGGCACAACCACGGTGACAAACTGATAGTGATCAGAGGGCTTATTCAACACCCACCTAATCACCTTACCGTCATCATCAAGGATGCCGTACTTAACCATCAGTCGGCACGAGACGCAGATACCGCATCGATGCCATACTTACGCAGCACCTGAGTGAATGCATATGCGCCAGCTTCAAGCACATCCATAGACTGCGTCATGCAGTCAGTAGGCCGCCAGATATACCAGCCCTTCTTCCAGTGCTTGCTGCCGATGCCTTGTTTCTTCAGCCAGTTGACAAACTTGCTGCGGCCATTCTGCAACTCAACCCATGCAAAGCCGCAGTAATATGGTTCACCGTACTGGGCAATGTAATCTTTTTCCGCCTTGATACCGGCGGCCTTTGCTTCGTCGTAGATAGCCTGAAAGTTTTCCATGATTCGCTCCATGTTTAATGAACTTCGCTTTGGGTTTGGGATTCGTATGCTTTTTGCAATTCAACCATCAAATCAAACATTTTTTTAAGCTCTAAATTTGAATCAGATGAAACAACAGCAACAGCATGAGCTAGAGCAAATGTAATCTCAGGAAGTGAGCCGCCGTCCAAAAGACACAAAATAGCATCAGCCAATTCCATTGAATCACGCATACGAGAAAGCATTTCTTCTTTAGTTATTTCCATGACTCGCTCCCTGATTAACGTGAAGTGACTTTGACTGAAAACACTGCTGCGGTCTTAGTGTACTTAGCGAGTACGTCAGCGCCGATGCCAAGCTCAGCAGATAGCTTCTTCCAGTCGATTGTGCTGCGGTTTGACTCGATGACCGTAGCCTTGAACAGATCGCCCTCGAAAACGCTTGAGCCGCCGGGAGCAGTAGCTACATCCTTTAGGTCGTTTTTGATTGCTTCAGCCTGCTTCTCCAGATCAGCAATTTGTGCCAGCAGTGCGCCGAGGGTATCGATGTTGTTCAGGTCGTTTTTCATGGTGTCGCTCCTTATTCGCTGTCCGATCTCAAGTGACCGTATGCGTAATGTAACTGGAGCTTAAACTACCTGTCAACAACTTTTTTTAAAAAGGGAGGGAATTTCTTTCCAACGGCAGGCCATCGTCCAGCAGGCGCTGGATCGTTACATTTAAAGCATCAAGCTCGTCCATCTTGCGGATAGCCCATGCCCGCTTGTTCCCATGCCAGCCCATCATCGAGCCTTGGTGACAGTCGTAGCAGAGCGCCACAGTGGTGTACTGCTGGCCTTGGTTGATGTGGTGGGCGCTACTGGGCGGCGGGGCATTGCAGACCGAGCAGGGCAGGCTCTTGACCCGCGCCAGATGCTTACGCTCCGCTGCGTTGAGTTTGTTGTTCATATGCCTTCAATGCCCACATTAATTTTTTTTCAATCTGCCGAACTCTTTCGGCGCTCAATCCAACCAAATCCCCGACTACCCGTAGAGACTTCCCCTGACAACGAAGCTCCGTCACCTTCCAATACAAATCCAGCTTGCTCTTATTCATATGGCCATAAAACGAAACAAAAGCATCAAACAAGGTACGGCTTGGCACTTTGTTATTGCCAGCTAACTTCAAATAAAAAGCTTGGACTTTGGTTAAATCACTGATCATGAATTTGCTCCACAGGAATATGGGTTAGTTTAGGGGGCGACGACTCATCCGGGAGGGCCAGCCGGTAGAAGGCCATGCCAAAGGTCACCTGATCAGCCACGACCGCCTGAACGTCTGTCAGCCAGTGCTGCTCAATATCACCGTGGCAAAACACCCGGAACAGCTTCCCATACCGCTCGAAACTGTCATGGGCCTCGACTTTGTCTACGGGCTTACCGCAGACCGCGCACATAGGCCACCCATCAATCCTCGTCATAAAGTCACCTTGCCTTCCACCCGGTTGCTGGCCTCCTGCGAGCGCCATACCTCGACGCGAGCCTGAGCAGCGATTAGATCCCAACGATACTTCTCTTCGATGAACACAGCCTCCTTCAGCCCCTCCAGCAACTGGATGTACTCAGGGTCGCTGTAGGCTTCGCGCTCTTGGGCATTGACTGCGGTTTCCATCGACCGCTTCATGATGATCGCCTTCAGGGACTTGCGGTACTCCTCGGCATAGATACGGTTTGCCTTGGCCTGCGCGAACTTTTTGCCGTTCCTGATAATGTAGTCAATCGCGCGGTTCGGATCGATCTCTCTCGTCTTTGGGTCAACGCCATCAAAGTCTTCGTCATTCATGGCTCACCCCAGAAATCTAAAAAACACTGCGGCGACACCCAATACGGCGAAGCAAAACATCACCGTAAGCACTGCGATTACCACCCTGACCATAATGTCAAAATCGTCCATTTTGCTTTCTCCTTGTTAAGCATTGCTCGCACACCCAACGCTGTCTCAGACCATTTGCAAACTTCAGATACTCACCGCCCGCTACCGGCTTCCTCTGCTGGCAGTTGGTACACCACCTCGGCACTAACGACCCTTGGTTCTTTACTGACACGATTAATCACCTTTTTTATTTGCGATTTATCTAGCTTATAGGCTTTGGCCAGATCACCGATTGATCTACCCCGTTGCCATGCAGAATAAATTGCGATGTCTTGCTCTTTCATAGCCTCTCCACGTTGATCAACAATTTGCCGCCCTTTTCTTTTGCCCAGTAGATCCTCAGATCCTGTATCTGGGAATCATCAAGGAACACGCCAGAGTGAGTCAGCCCGTCCAACGAAGCCTTGAGTAAGTTATCGAGATCGCGCACCCGGTTGTCTGGCCTGAACGCCTCGATCACTACGGAGACACTCCCACCGATGTGTTTATTGGCCTTCTGCAACATGACGCAATCCTGCACAGCCTTGCGGTATTCACGGCCAGCCTTGCTGATGATCATCCTGTTCTGGAATACTCGCCAGTAGGTGTTCACGCTTGGCGGGAACGGGAGTTCAATGATCAGAGCCATTCGCCATTCTCCCCGCGATTACCTTTTTTCCACTGATCACGCACATCGCGCTCAAGTATCGATTTCGGATGGCGCTCATTCCAGCCGGGAACCCATTTGCCATTCTCACCAGTCCAGCCCTTGAGGAACCGATGAGCAAGGTCGCGGTCAGTAACGCGCCACCGAATAACTTGCCGGACAAGGCAGCGATGCCTAAGCTCATCGTCACCCTGCCCCTCATTAGAAATCTCCTGTTGCATCGAAGTCCATCGGCATTGATCCGATCTTGTCTAAAAATTGCTGGCTGTCTGCGTGATACCAGAACGAGTACCACTCTTCAGCGTCACCGTTCCGCTGTTTCTCACACAGAAGCATAGCGTCAGGCAAAGACATATCGATCTCTTTGTTCTGCTGTATCGCGTGTTCTTTTGCTTTGTTGCGCCATAAGATCAGCACATTGTCTACTTGGTCAGTGATAGACGACGAACCACGGAGGTCAAACTTTGAAGGACGAGCTTCATCACTTTGTAGTTTGCGAATATGATGCACAAGATGGATGTGAACATCATGATCACGGGCAATAGCAGTAAGTTCATCGATGAACGCTTTTTGACCATTGTAGTCATCCTCTCCTGATACACACTTCATCAAGCTGTCGATGAAGATGTGATTCATGTTCATCTCAACGGCAGCGTATCGGCACACAGCAGCCATCTGCTTCGCATTGACCGTACCCTGCTGATCATAAAACCAAAGTTTATCTCCAGCAAATATTTTGAAACGGCCATAAGCATCACGCTTCTGCTCGTCCGGCGTAAGCCTGTACACGGTGGAATCTAAAGATTTACCAGCGAACTGGCGCAACATCCGTTTGATCGATACCTTGGGCTTCATTTCAAAGCTGGCGATCAAAACCCGCTGATCTTGCTTGACCAGACCCAGAGCCACTTGGCCGGTCATCAGGGACTTGCCCCCGCCGTTCGCGCCTGCCCAGACCGTCACCTCACCCGGGCGGAATGCGAATGTTGATTGCGTCTCCAGCCACGGCATCGGGACGCTACGGTCTACCGGAGGGTTGACCAACTCCTCTTCCAACTCAGCCACCCAAAGTCCGGCTGGCTTGATCTTTTGCTTATGATCGGTTTCCTCCATGTACTGCGAGAAATCGATGTTGTCGTCATTCAGGAACATATCCGTCCCACTCCCCAGATTCGCTGTCGATTATCAGACCACCGCATACGGTGATCACTCGTTTTGCCTTCGCTTCCACTAGCGCCTTGTGCAGCCGCTTTGCCTTCGCGTACTCTTTCATTCCAGAAACATGAGCCACCAGACCGATCGCAAACCGGAGATCCAAAAGCTCAGGAACCTCGGTCGGCAGGATCTCGACTTCAGGATACCGCTCGTGGCCCGCATACCGATTCCAGCCTGCCCAACTGCGACTCGGATCGTGCGCGTGGCAGATCCAGACCCCGGCAGGCTTGAACCCCTGCTTACGCAAGGCGATCAGTGCATCATGGCCCTTCATTGGCCGCCTTTTGAGGCTGCGTGGTTTGTCAGCCAGTCAGGAGAGGCCGATGCCACCGGACGCGTTGGGATGCCCTTCGGTGCGGACTCCTTCCGAACCCAAGTCTGCCAAGTGAGATTCCAATCCAGCTTCGTCGCGTCCTTGGGTTTTGAGACCCAGTAGCTTCGGAAGTTGTCGGCAACCCACATGGGATTCAGGTCTGGCCGATTGTCCCGACAAAACTTGATTTGCTCTTCGGACGGAGTCCAGTCAGCGGGGAGGCGCGTAGCGCGAGGTCTTTTCTCCCTCTGCTCTGTCTCTCCCTCTCCCTCTCCCTCTAGAGTACGACTGCTCAGACCATGCGTAGCATCTTGCTCCGCAGTCTTAGCCCTCTTGCTTCTGTTGCATGGTCGGCACAAAAGTTGAAGATTGCTTGGGTCAGAATTACCTCCCTTTGACACTGGGAGAATGTGGTCATACTCAATGTTCTCGGTAGATTTGCAGTTCTGGCACTCGCCGTGATCTCGCTCCCAAACTTGTCGCTTGATCTTATCGGAGATGTGGCGTGACCCAAAACCATTCTGCGCAGCTAATTGCTGTGCTTTTGTAGCGCCCTGCTGCGCAGGCTTAGCGTCAAACTCAACCAAGAACCCAAGCTCATAAAGCTCATCCACGATTGCCTTGGATTCATCAGAGCCAATTCTCAACCGAAATGCCAAATCGTCGTTATCTGGGATAGCCCCATCCTTCTCGGAGGAAATAAGCCAGATAAGAGGAAGATATTTCGCGGACTTTGGCGACAACTTCCAATAGCTTCTGTTATCAAGCAAATCCCTATGCAGCTTGATCCAAGGAGGGGATCTGTCTTTGTAGTGCTGGAACTTGTCCCAGTTTTTAGGAGTGAGTTTCATTTTGACCCCACTTTTTCCCCCAAGCCAATTCAAATACGGCCCGGTTTGCGATTTTATGGATTTGATCCAAAGACAAGGAAACCGTGACTGGCTTATTCAACTCATCAGACCACTGCTCGATCAGGATCTGTTTTCGGCCGTTGAAATCAACGTGAACCGACTTTTCTCCCTTAATTTCCATTTGCTTTTCCCAAAAAAAAAGCCTTAGGCGAGGCTCTCATCCGTAAGGATGTTGGCGGACTAGTGGACACTAGCAGAACCCCGTCTAAGGCTTGTCCAAGTGTGCGCCGCCAAGCGCAGTTGATACATCATACCGCAAAAATATCTGGTCGCAACACCTTCCGCTTGACCTTGCCCTTCGTATACTTCTCAATCGCTATGGCAAGCTCTACTGATGGCTGCTTGTGATCAGAGACGATCAGGGACATCCAAGTCCTCGATATGCCAAGCGCGGCAGCCATATCAGCCTTGGCCCCACGAGGTTTATTTGCGAAAAATTCAACAAGCGTCATGTTTGCTCCTTTGTAAGCCCGAATTAAATCACAAAAAAAGATTGTTGACAAGCGTTGTAATCTGAGGTTAGATGTTGTATATTCGTAATATATAAGGAGGAGTTAAATCATGGACGAGCGCAACCCAGTACCCTATCGCACACCAGTGGGGCTTGAGATCGGCAAACATTACCAGCCACCGAAGCCTCGGGACATTCGTGTAGACCTGATTGACATCTATGATCAGGATCTAATTCAGATGGCTTACATAACCAATGTCCGAGAACTGAGGGCAGAAAAGATTGCTCTGGTTTCTTCCGTTGTCGTTGTGCTTTTGCTGTCAATCGGCCTGATTACGCTGGGTGGGTAATGACACGAGCCGAATACAACCAAATGCAGCTAGAGCGCCAAGAGATGCTTGAGGAAGCCCTCAGACGCGCCATAAATTATTCCGCGACGGAAGATGACTGGGCAGTCATCCGTCATGAATGCGGTCTTCCAGCCCAAAACCATAAGGTGAATCATCATGAGTCTTGTAGCGAAAAATAACTCAACAGGCGATAGCGATTTTGTCCCAGTCCCGGTAGGTATGCATCTGGCTCGGTGCTACCGCATCGTGGATCTTGGCACTCAGGCGAAGCAGACAGAGTTCGGGGTAAAGCACCAGCGCACTATCATGGTCAGCTTTGAAGTCCACGGCGATGGCCCAGACGGTAAACCACTGGTAACGACCCGTGGCGAGCCTATGAGCATCTCTCAGGACTACAACCTGACCCTGAACGAGAAGTCCACCCTCAGCAAGCATCTGGAAGGTTGGCGCGGGGCTACCTTCAGCGAGTCAGAGCGCAACGGCGGCTTCGACATCAAGAAGATCCTCGGGGTCTGGTCGATGATCAACGTCACCGCATCGACAAGCAAAAAGAACGGCAAGGTTTACCACAACATCAGTGGGCTGCTGCAAGTGCCTCGCATGATCAAGGATGCCGGTCTCCCGGAAGGGTTCAACCCGCTTGGCTTCTTCTCGATGGAAGATGAGAAGCCGGACATGGAGACGTTCAACTCGGTCAGCCAGTACCACCAGAACAAGATCAAGCAAAGCCCGGAGTGGCAGCGCATGACTGGCGAGACTCCACAGGCGCAGGCTCCGCAGGCCGGGGGTAACGATGACTTTGACGATGACATCCCCTTCTGACCATGCCAAAAAAAATCATTCCCCATACGCTCTTTGATTTTCTTATGAAAGAGTGCGGACTGAGGACTGATGCATCTTTAGCCAAGGCTCTCGATGTTACCGCCCCGACTGTGAGCAGGATTCGGAGCGGTAAGTCGAGGGTCACGGCAGATGTCATTCTTCGGATACACAAAACTACTGGCCTGAGCGTCGATTCAATCGAAGCCATGCTTGAGGAGAAATAATGGGCTACATCATAGGGTTTGCCTGCTTTGCATCTTGGCTCACACACATCTTTACCTGCTTTGCAGAAGGCTTGTGGGGCTTCTTGATAGCTGGAGCAATTATGTTCCCGATTGGAATACTCCACGGGTTTTATCTTTGGTTCAATTGAGGAAAAACATGGAAAACGAAGACGTAATGATTCCTTTGGCAGATGTCATGCTGATGGTCAGCATGGATGTATCTGTGGAAGTTCAGCAGCGAGATTATATGCAAATGACTCCGCTGCAATGCTATGAGGCTGGCGTTATTGATGCAGGCACTGCTGTCCGAAAATCAATTCGCGATGCGCTGAAAAAGAAATACCAACCAGAACCGAAAGAGGGATCAGAATGAAAAAAATCCTCGCCATGCTTTTGTTTTGCTTGAATGCCCATGCTGGCGAATACTTTGTCACACCGACAGAGGCTGGCGGGGAAATTGTTCTGACCAATACAAAAACCACCGGGTGTGGAGACAACCTGTTCTTCATGTACGTCATAAAGTCAGACCAAAGCGTTGTATATGGATGCTGGGCATACATCAACGATAAGGTTCATGTCCGATACGACGATGGGAACCGCAAGGTTTACGACACAAAAGGCTGGATTCACAAAAAAGATTAAGGGCGAATATGACATTGATTGCAACCTCTCACTCTTCGGAGTCAGGACACTGGTACACCAGAGACGGTGAGCCGCGCTACACCATTGTCGGCAAGAACGGCAAGATCAGGAACACCACTCTTCGAGACGCGCGGGAGCACGACCTTGTCCCGTCCGTCACGACCATTCTAAATATGGCGACCAAGCCAGCCCTGACAAACTGGCTTCAGGAACAGGTTCTGCTGGCCGCACTTACCTTGCCGAGGGCAGAAAATGAGCCAGAAGCTGTTTACATTAAGCGCATCATGGAAGACTCTAAGGCGCAGGGTCGCGATGCAGCAGACCTCGGGACTGACATCCACGCGGCGATTCAAGGCTTCTTTGAAGGCCGTAAGGAATCCCGTTACCCGTTCCATGTCGCGGCCTGTGATAAGGCGCTTCAACACACCTTCGGGGAAGTGGATTGGATCTGCGAAAGGTCTTTTGCCCATGAAATGGGATTTGGTGGGAAGTCCGACCTGCTTAGCACAGTGGGGGATGGAATCGTGGTTGACATCAAGACAAAGGACTTCGACGAAGAGTCCATGAGCAAGGTCAAACCCTACGACGAACACATGATGCAGCTTGCTGCTTACCGTGTCGGTCTGGGTGTCCCCAAGGCCCGCTGTGCCAACGTGTTTTCGTCGCGCACAAACCCAGAGCTAGTCATCGTGCACCTATGGGCAGAGGATGACATCCAGCGCGGCTGGCTCATGTTCTGCGCTCTCCTTAACTTTTGGCAATTAAAGAATCAACATGAATGAAAAACACATGAGAGCTTTCCCCTATTTGGTGGATGATGGGAAAACCATCACCGGCGAAAAGGGAATGATGTTGAGGGATTACTTTGCTGGCAAGGCATTGCAAGGTTTATTGGCCAATCCAAAACTTCATAATGAAATTTTAAAACAAGGTGGGTCGTGGATTTACGATTCCGCTTGGGCAATGGCAGACAAAATGATGGGGACTAGACAAAATGAATCCAGTTGAAAAACTTATCGAAGAAGCTCGCAAGTACGTCACCGAGGACGATGCGAAAAACGCCTACATGAACTGCAAAGAGGATCATCCAGATCCACTGATCGCAGACGAAGTTCACCTGACGGAGTTCGCTGAGAACCTGATCGGCATGGTCGGCCCTCGTATCGCAAAGGCAGAGCTTGAAGAGTGCATCAAGGTCGTGCAGGCGCTGAACCCAGCGGTAGCCGAGAAGCTCCGCGAGGTTCGGGAACGCCCATAAAAAAAGCCCCCAGTACGTTCTGGGGGCAAACCTCACGCTACAGCGTGAAGGAGACTCAGTTCTCGTCAGTGAAGACTCTGTTCGGGGTCTTCATTTGACGCAATGCGCCTTCGGCTGCGCCGATCTCGTCGTCCATGATTGAATGAACTTGACCGGCGCGTCTTCCAGCCTCTTCGCCGGTTCGATAGACAGGCCACCTGCCCTGCGCTATTTCATCCTTGAACAATTGCTGCAACTCTTCGCGGCTGCGGATTTTGCCGCCGACATAGCCCGGGACGTTGGCATGAGCGCCCCTTGGGTTTCTCTCGTCAACCGGGATGGTCGTGGTGTATACCGTCACAGGCCGCCCGCGCTGATCCATGCCGACCGCTTTGCCTGCAATCGTGTTCCGATGGTAATCGACGATCTTTTGCTCCTGCTCGGTAAGCGACAATGGCTTTTTGCCACCAACCTTCCCGCCCTTCTTCTTCCCGATTAACTTCTTCTGCTGCTCAAGATACTTGCTGACCGTGTCCAGCCACTCCTGATCAAAAACCTGAACCGGCTGGGCAAGCTCATATGAACGGTAATCGCCGGACGTTGGAGCGCCCAAGAGCCTGCGCTGCTTGGTCTGAGTGTTGAACATCACATCGAATGGGATGCGCGTCTCCAGACCACCGATGTACTCGCCAGCCATCGCGATTGGGTAGCCAGATGGGTGTTTCGGGTCAACAGTCCTGCGGCCAGTGTCCATCTTGGCCATCGTGAAGCCGGTCGTGCCGATTGGGTCTTCCATGATCGATACCTCGGAGATTGCCTTGCGGGTCGCCGGAACGTCAGGGAAGCCCATATTCTGGAACTCCGCATTATTCATTCGCTTGACGAAGGCGGTACGCAGGACACCGTTTTTCTTGTCCAGCAACTGCTCGCGCAGCTTCGGACTGTCAACGCCGACAAACTCTGGGTAGAACTTGCGGACATCTTTGTCGAATGCTGTCTTTGCCTTCTTGGTTAGCTTCGTCCCGGGCAACTGGGCGGCCAGCGCGTCCGACATCATCGTGTTGAAGTCCACCTGCTGGAGCGATCCCGAACTGTAGACACCGACCACATCATCAGCATTCTCAGCAGCCTCCTCAATGCGGTTTTGCAGGGCTGTGACCTTGCCTTGGCCGGATTCCCAAGCGGCGCTCTTCCCGGGCTTAGGCGACAGGTTGGCCATCGAGTATTCCGGGCCACCAGTCAGCGGGACATCCCACGCAAGCTTCTGGTCGTTGATGTGCGTCAAGATTTTGCCGGTCGCTGCGCGGTCTCCAATTTTCGGAAAGCCAGCCTTCTTGTACAGATCCTCTGG